TGAATTAAAACTTTTCCATAATGGAGTTGAAATAGATAAAGCTGTTTTTGCTAAAGTATTAAAGGCAGAGACAAGCTACTATGCTTTATTCGATTATGTACAAGAGAAGTTTAAATCTTGGAGGGACGCATGGGTGAACTAAAACTTAAGTCTAGCTCACACTTATTCAAAAAGTGGGTTATGGCTATGGATGATGTTTTGAGTAAGACGCATACACACGACATACAAGGTGATGCAACAACACAAGACTCAGAACATTTTAAAGAACAAAGGGGACGATTAGCAGCTACAAAAGTAGATGTTTATTCAGCTCCTGTGTATCCTGTAAATGAATGGTTAGCTACAGATCTTTTAGTTGATGAGATTGAATGTAGAACTTATGAACAGGATTTAAATAAAGCAGATGGAGATGCCCAAAGATGATGAAGCAATTTGGATATTTCTGTTTATTAATCTTAATGTTAATAATACCACCAAAGTTATTTTTATTATTAATAGCTGGGCTGTATTATTTCATCATGTATTAGGAGGACACATGAAAACAATAACAACAATAGCACTATTTTTATTCTTAACGGGTTGTGGGTACACAATGAAGTTAGGTAAAAAATGTACACCAGGACATGACGAGTGGTCATATGTTTGGTTTATAGAAAAGGATGGTAACAATGTCAGCAGAGAAAACTGTACAAAGTAGAGATTGGCGTGAGAGAAGAATCGCTGCCATTAATAGACAGACAAACAAATTTAATGGCACAAGATCTGTAGCCGAATACTATGCAGATGAGCACCTACAAATTTGTCAAAGTAAATGCAAAACTAAAGCGGAGTATAAAATATGGACACGAGAAAATGGAAAAGCGTAGCTGTAGATATAGAAAACTATAAAATTATTACAGCTATGGGTGAGAAAGGTTTTAGAAGACCAGGGGCAATGATAGCAAAACTTGTTGATTCTGAACTTAAAACCATTGCAAAGAAAACAGGCAAATCAGTTGATAAACTTAGAGCTGATTTACTTGTGCAGGGAGGACGTAAACTAAATGGACGATAGTAGTAATAGAACAACAAAGAACGAAAAGATAACAATTGAGATAAACGAGTCCACCAAAGGTAAGACCCATGCTATGGCGATAGAACTAGCGCTTACATTGAGCAAACAGTTAGAACCATGGAAAAGGCACGTAAAAGGGCTAACAATCAAAAAAAACAATAAAATTTTCAAAAAAGTATCTTAATCTAGATATTGTGTGGCAGGTGTAAGAAAACACTTGATCTTGTGCCTGCCATTTGTTACAGATCACCTGTATTCCTCATAACCTAATGAAAAGTAGAGGTTTCAATCTACTTATATTACCGAACAGCGAACAACCTTTTTTATTAACTTAAAAGGAGATTGTTTTGGCAGAGAAGAAGCGAAGGCCATTAGAAGAAGTACTAGATCAAGGTTTAGAAAAGTTAGTGATGTCATGTCCTAACAAAAAAACTTATGATGAAATTACATCGATAATGTTTCAGCTTTATAACGGTAATGATTACGGTATGGGGAACTTTAGCTTACAGTTTTTAAGTAAAATTGATCAAGCTTGGCGAAAAGGACGAAAACAAACTGCAAAAAAGTTGGGATTGTCTTTAGTTAAGAATGTGTAGCCACCAGTTTCCATATCCATATCATTGTCTTTCCAAAACTGGTGGTTATGCAGATGAGTATATTTGACAGAGTTAAAGAAGCAGGACTTTCTGATGTGAAAGACATGGACGGTGTAGAACGCACTGAATTCATGAATGATATTTTTCTAGATTACTTAGCATGCAAAGATCTCCGACAAAAGAAAATGGAGAGTTTTTATCTTGAGTTACTCAAACAACTTATTAAAGATTATGGGAACTAATATTGCGACAGAAATATTAAAAACTCCTGCAACATCTGAACATAGATTGTATCAAGCTATAGTTGTTCAAGCGTTTGAAGATTGTTTGTATACGCTTGGTGGCAAAAATGAAGCTTATAATAAAAAAGAAGCTCACGAGTGGTTTATGGGTAATGGTGGAGATTTTAGACGTATCTGTGATTTAGCGAATTTAGACCCTGATCATGTTCATTCTAGGTATAAGTGGTGTTTAAACAATAAAGTGATTGTATTTACTGAAATCCAGTGTTATTGGATTGAGTATAAAAATGAATACAAGAAGTATCGTGCTGTAGGTACGAAAGAGGAGAGAAAGACAATAAAAGAAAGAATTGATCAGATTCGGTATAAATTAAAATTAAAAGATAAAGTAAAAAAATGAAAGAGTTAGTTATAGGATTACTTATTTTAGTTAGTGGTGGAAAAATTGAAACAAAACATATAACTATTAACGAATCATGTTATACATGGTATAAGAAAAACGTAGAAATGACAGAGAGAAAGACTACCTTTTTTAGCCGAAGATCTTATCATTTGTACGAGGGCCAACGTGTTGTTGGTTACATATGTAGTGATAAGGAGCCTAAATGAGTCGTAGAAAAGAATTAGCAGCCATGTTCGGTTTAAACTGGGCAAGAACCATTTATTTATGGTTAGGTATATTTTGGAGTTGGTTATTATATGGCACTTACATCACTTTCTTTTAAAATTGATGAAGCCAGTAGAAATTACTGGAGAACTAAAGATCCTAAATTTAAAAAGGAGTGGTATAGATTAATTAATTTGTTTTGTAGACTTACCCGAAAAACATCCAAGCGAAGATCAAAGAGCAAGTAAGCGTTGTTAAAATAAAAAAAGTAAAATCATCGAATTGCATAAGTAGAACTAGTGATAGGGCAACATGTAAACCTTTTCTAGGGGAAAAGATGTCGAGAGAGCATGCTACCCTATCGACCTTAGTTATGTCATTGTTCCTCCGATCTGTCTACTAGAATAGTGATTTTGAGAGCAATTTCAAGTAAAAACGGACAACGGACAACGGTGATTTAGCTAATAGGCTCAAAGGAAAACCAACCAGTTATTATGGTTTTTTCTGATGTTTTTGATATAACTCCACGATGCATATGTGTCCAAGTTGGGGGCCAAATTAAAGTTAAACCTTTTTTTGCTGGAATCTTAAGTTTTTGAAATTTAAACTCTGTACCACCATCATCTATATCGTTCAAATAGGTCATAAATACTAAATGTCTGTCTCTTGTATTATTTTTTTCACCTGAATTTTCACAATGCCAAGGGTAAAAGCCTTGGTTAGGTTTATAGTGTTGAATGTTAATATTTTCAAATATACCAAACTTTTTAACAAGGTTAGAATCAGGGTATTTATTTCTATAATTTAGTAAAACTTCATGTAATGCATCTTTATAATTTTTTATTGGATAATGATACTCATTTGGGAAAATTCGCCAATCTGTTGATTCTCTTAAAACCATATTTTCATCAGTGCCTGCTCTTTGGCCTCTCAACAAAAATTTAAAAGATAGATGCTTATTATCATCAATATATTTTAATATGGCGTTACAAATCCCTTCATCAATAAACCAACCACCCATCATATGTTCCATTGATATTTTATATTCTTTTAAATCACTCATAATAAAAAGGGCGCTTCAGTCTCCCTCCACGCCCTAAAAGATAACAAGAAATGCGTTATATAACGGCATAATTGTACTATATTCGTCCGTCTAGATCAACGAATTCGTCTATTTAGGCCAAAGAATATATAGCAACATCTAGGCGTTGGTAGCAACGTCTGGGCGTTGCTATATGAAAATCTACTATATAGATATTCTAGACCCCTTTACAATTTTTTTTAACCCAACCCTAAAGTGGTGTATCTGGTGTATCTGATGATTATTATTCTTATATACCAACACTTTTAATCGATTTTATGGTGTATCCGTAGGTGTATCCGTGGTGTATCTGGATACACCACAATATCAATATTTCCTTGCGTAGTGCAAAAATGTAGATTTGGGTAATCTAGTAAGGGGTTAAAATAATCTATATAATAGAATTTGCGGTGGGTGGCAAATCTCAAGACATTGCTGAAGATGATCTTGATAACACCCGCCCCGATAAAATTATGGCAGTAGTTATTAAAGGTATAAAATTGTTATCAAAGACAAAGATGGGTAGAAAAACTTTGTCTAAAATTGGTAAAGCTATCAGTAAAAAGAACCGTGCTAGAGAAAAAGCTGCTGTAAAATCTGTTGATAGATACGCTATCAAAGCAGGAGCAGCTAGTCAAAAAGGCCCTGTACCTATTAAGAAACAATCATTACAAAAAAGCACGTTGAGTGGTAGAACCTATTCGATTTCTAATAATAAACTTAGCGCTAAGACAATGCTTGATATAGGTGGTGGTTACGGAACTACATCTACAGCGAGATTTCAAGATGCTGTTAAAGACTTGATTGGTTTAGATAAGCTAAGTATAAGGAAAGCTTATAAAAGAGGGTTAAGGAGAAAAAAATAATGGCAGCTAAATATTTTTTTGGGATAGCATATAAGTTTGGAAGACCAGTAGTAAAAGGAGCTTCAAAGAAGTTTCAAAAGCTCTTCGAAAAAGAGTATGATGAGACAAGAGCTGCAGGTGTTAGCACATCAGGAGCTTTTAAGTCAGCTGCAGAAAAAATTAATAAACAACTAAAAGAATTTCCAAAGAAAAATAAATAATGAAATCGAGAAAATATTTAGCTGGCGGTTTAATAAAAGGCACAGGTGGCAAGGCCATTAAAGCTTTTTTAAAATCTGATTTATATAAAGATCTTAAAAGTGATATGATAAAAAGGGTGGATAAACTTTACAGTAAAAGTCCTGTTGGAACTGTTCAAAGATCATCTTTTTTAAAAGGTTTGAAAAAATTAGATGTAAAAGGCCAAAAAGCAGACATAATTAAAAAGGCATTATCCTTTACTGGTGATGCAGTCAAAAGAACACCTAGAAATATTCAAGCTTCATTAAAGAGAGGTGCTAGAAATATTACTAAATACAGAAAGAAATTAGATCAACAAGGCAAGGCATATCTTTTAAAAGGTGAAAGAATGCTGAAAGGCAAGAGAGATAATTAATGGCATTAAAAGCAAAAGCACTCAGAACTATAGATGACTTGACTCCCAAACAAAGAAAGTTTGTAGACATACTTGTGGCTAACTGGGGTGAGATTACAAAAGCTGAAGCATGTAAGAGAGCAGGGTATGAGGCAAAGAATGATAAAAATTTTTCAGATATTGGTAGCAGACTTACACTTAGAAGACACAATCCACACGTAGTAAAGTATTTAGATCAACAGCTTGAGAAAGCTAGAGCTAAATATGAGAAGGATAGACTACGTAGATACAAAAGATTAGAAAAATATGCTGACAACGCATTTGCAGATAAGCAATATGCATCAGCTATTAATGCAGAATTTAGATCGGGTCAATTGGCTGGTTTATATGTAGACAAAAAAGAGGTCAAAGTATCAGGATTGGAGGGTATGTCACGTGCAGAGCTTGAGAAGAAACTCACAGAGCTTTCAAACAAGATCGATGGTTTCAACGCCAAGACGATCGAAGTTAAGCCAGAGACAAAAGAATTACCTGAAGAATAATAACTGGACATCTTTCATTACAGTTTTCAATGAGGTGCACAATGCTGACCTCAATATTAATATAGGTAAGATACATGTTAAGACGGAAAAAAAGTAAATATAAACAAGCTGTTGTTGGTGATAAGAAATATTATTACTATAGAATATATTGGCTAGACCCTTGCGGAGATGCTGGGCATGCAGAAGCTAGCGAAGTCAAAAAACTTAAGCCTGCAAAGATGATTACTCATGCATTTATATTTGATAAAAACCATAAATATGTATGGACATTTGCCTCGTATGATACAGAATCAGCAGTATTCTCCGACAGGAATGTGTTACTCAGATCCAGCGTAACAAAGATGGAAAGAGTATTAAACCGATCTGAATAATTTATGAAGAAGCGTGAGTCTAAACTCTGGCAAAGAATAAAAAAACATATAATAAAACCTCATTTAATCCGTGTAGAATCTAATACTATCAATGGTATTCCTGATATAAACGGTTGTTGGGATGGTAAAGAATTTTGGTTAGAACTTAAATCGGACAAAGTTGGATATCCGAAGCTATCTAAATGGCAAATTAGTTGGATAAACAAACGAATCAAACACGGTGGTATAGTTATTATCTGCAATGAGACCCTCTTGGAGAAGAAGTTGAAACTTTACAGACCGTTATCCGCTATCCGTGATGCTCGTTTACTGAAACCTCGTGCCTCGTTCTCGTTTCCCG